TTCCAAGAAAAAGCAAAAACTGTTTTTGAAGCTGCCCTACACATGCGTGTCGAGCAAGTCAAAGCACAAGTCGAAGAGCAATCACAAGCAGCTCTTGCAGAACAACTAGAGGGCATGAAGTCCGAACTAGTTGAAAGAGTCGATTCCTACCTTGAGTATGTTTCTCAAGAATGGATCGAAGAAAATTCACTTCAGATCGAACATGGTCTGAAGACTGAGATGACCGAATCATTCCTTGAAGGAATGAAGGGTCTTTTTGAAGATCATTATGTATCAATCCCTGAAGATAAATATGATGTTGTTGAGAATATGGTAGAAAAACTTGATGACATGGAGACCAAGCTCAACGAGCAAATCGAGAGAAATATCCAACTGAATCGCAGACTTGGAGATACTACTGCTGAAGGAATCTTCGCATCAGTTTCTGAAGGTCTTGCTCTTACACAGAAGGAGAAACTCGCTTCTCTAGCAGAAGGTGTTGAGTTTGAGGGTGAAGAATCTTACCGTGATAAGTTAACGACTCTAAGAGAGTCATATTTTCCGTCAGAATCTGTCGTATCCGATACTACAGAAACTCTTTCTGAGGGTGTAGGCAGTGGTCCAGATTTTTCTGGTTCAATGTCCCGCTACTTAGAAACTCTCTCCAGAATTAAGTGATCGTTAACATAGATCATTTATTGTAAAACCTTAAACGTAAAACTCCCAAAATGTATAACAATCCCCAATTAATGGAGAAGTGGGCACCTCTCCTAGACTACGAAGGAAGTGATCCTATTAAGGACAACCATCGTAGAGCTGTAACAGCCCAACTACTTGAGAACCAAGAGCGTTTTCTAAACGAAGAGCGTGCTTTCTCTGAGGGTTATGACCTTCAAGAAGCAACCCCCACCAACTCATTCTCCACAGGTGGTGGTTCATTCTATCGTGGTTCTGGTGGTACTGACAGTGGTTCACCCACTGGTGGTTTCGATCCAGTACTAATCAGCCTCATCCGTCGCTCCATGCCCAACTTGGTCGCTTATGACCTTGCTGGCGTACAACCAATGAACGGTCCTACTGGACTTATCTTCGCAATGCGTTCTCGCTACGAGAACATGACTGGAACCGAAGCTTTGTTCAACGAAGCAGATTCCGCATTCTCTGCACAGAACTCTGCAGGCACTGCAACTCAGGGCGACTACACTGGTGGTACTGACGGCGCAGGTAACGTTGGTTTCGGTACAACCCTACAACGTGGTTCTAATCCTGGTGTTCTTGATCCTAATGCTGCTCCTGCAACATACGGAGTCGGTCAAGGCATGTCAGTCACCAACTCTGAAGCCCTAGGCGAGAGTGGAACTGACTTCAACCAGATGGCATTCTCAATCGAGAAAGTCACCGTAACCGCTAAGTCCAGAGCACTCAAGGCTGAGTACTCCTTGGAACTTGCACAAGACCTTAAGGCAATTCACGGCCTTAATGCTGAAGCAGAACTTGCTAACATTCTCTCAACTGAAATCCTTGCGGAAATCAACAGAGAAGTTATCAGAACTATCTACAAGACTGCTGAAGCTGGTGCTCAACTCAACACCGCTACCGCTGGTCAGTTTGACCTTGACATCGACAGCAATGGTCGTTGGTCCGTTGAGAAGTTCAAAGGACTCCTCTTCCAGATCGAAAGAGATGCCAACCAGATTGCACAAAGAACTCGTAGAGGAAAGGGTAACATCATCCTAACTTCTGCTGATGTTGCTTCTGCTCTAACCATGGCTGGTGTACTTGATTACACCCCTGCACTTAACGCCAACCTTAACGTTGACGACGCTGGCAACACCTTTGCTGGTACTATCAACGGTAAGTATAAGGTCTACATCGATCCTTATGCTTCAAACAATACTGCTCTTCAGTATTACGTTGTTGGTTATAAGGGTACTTCACCTTATGACGCAGGACTATTCTACTGCCCATACGTTCCTCTTCAGATGGTTCGTGCAGTTGGACAAGATACCTTCCAACCCAAAATTGGCTTTAAGACCCGCTACGGCATGGTCGCAAACCCATTCGCACAAGGAACTGATCAAGGCGTCGGTGCTATCAGCGCCGCATCTAACCGCTACTACAGAAGAGTTTCTGTTAAGAACCTTATGTGATCCATCAGGATACACAACTCTGGGACCTCCTTCGGGAGGTCTTTTTTTATGTCTAGGTATAAATTAGTAGGCAATAATTTTCATTGCATAAAGTTAGTTAAGTTAGCATATGCTGACTATATACTACAGCATTAGGAAGAAAAATATGATCTGAAAGTTCAAATATATTATGCCAGTTAAAACGGAGCTTGAAAAATGCACAGTCTACTATCCAGATCTCAATTTGATGAATGGAGACACCTCGAACAAACAGTAACTGACGTAGAAACGGAGGATCAAAAAATTAATGATTATTATGAATGTTTAATTGAATGTGATGTTGATGGTAAACGTGAATGTAAAAGAATATGTAAGGAAATTCTTATGTGATATGAGACATTTAGAGTAAAGAACAGGGACCTCAAGGGTCCCTTTTTTTATCTAAATACAATTAAAACTCATATGACAGTTTCGCCATTTAGAACACAAATTCAAAATAGGAATTTTTTGACTCCAGGTGGGTTTGAGTTTTCTATTAAAAAGAATCCGAAGATAACATTTTTTTCTCAAACAGTTAATATTCCACAAATTACTCTTAACACAGTAATTCAACCAACATATTTGAAGCAGATAGATGTTCCTGGAGATCAGCTTCAATATGATGATTTTATATTATCATTCTTAGTGGATGAGAATTTTGAAAATTATATGGTAATTCACAATTGGATGACTGGAATAGGATTTCCAAAGTCAACAAAACAGTTTGATGATTTTACAAAAAACCCCAATGGAACTGAGGATCTTGGACAACAGTTCTCTGATGGAACTCTTCTTGTTTTAAACAGCAGTTTCAGACCAAACTTTAAAGTAATGTTCAAAGATCTATTCCCCGTTAGTTTGACGGGATTGGATTTTAATACTAAACTGGAGAGTGAAGAGTTCTTTACGGCTCAAGTAACTTTCAAGTATACTCTTTACGAAGTAACCAATTTAAGTGGAACTAATTTATGAATCTTGATGACATTCAGAATATGTGGACCCGTGATTCTGTAATAGATAAAGACGATCTAGCAAACGAATCACTAAAAACTTCACAACTTCATGCCAAATATTATGAAGTATACAATACAATATTACTGTTAAGGGAAAGAGCTAAAGAAACATATAGTAGAATTTATCTAGAAAGACACGTTTATTATACTGGAAAGGCAGATCCCGATGTATATGAAGAAGAACCTTTCCCATATAAAGTGAGAGATAAAGAGGCGTTAAATAGATATATGAGTGCAGATAGCAAAGTAAGTCAGATTGAATTGAAAATTAGATACTATGATACGATGCTTAAATATCTTGAGGAAATTATCAAATCTTTGTCAAATAGAAATTATGCTATCAAAAATGCAATTGATTGGATGAAATTTCAAGCAGGAATGTAATGGACAATGAATACTATCAAATCGAATTAAATATTCGAGGAATTAGACTCATTCATGAAGGCCTTCGACAGGCAGTTCAAAAATGGTCTGGTGGAGATCCAGCAGAACAAATAAACTTGATTGCAATGAGAGATAATTTTTACAGACTTATTTTAGAAGATCAGTTCAATTTGGAAGACTAAATATTTTTAGGTGATAACTTGATTATATGTCTGAATTGATTATTTCAAAGAAGAATGAAGTATATCTCAGAATAAAAACAGAACCACACATTAGACACGAATTATCTGATCAATTTACTTTCGATGTTGAGGGGGCAAAGTATATGCCCCAATATCGTAATAAATGGTGGGATGGAAAAATACGATTATTCAATATCCAGACAGGAGAACTTTACATTGGTCTCTTAGATAAGTTATTGAGATTTTGTGATGATCACGGATACAAATATAAATTTGAAGAAAACAAATATTACGGCCATCCGATTGACTTGAATCAGATGATCTCCTATGAGGGGGTCAGAGACTACATGACCCACATATCTATACACAAACCTAGAGAGTATCAAATACAAGCGGTCTACGACGCTCTGAAGTGCAATAGAAGACTCATAGTATCTCCTACTGGATCTGGAAAATCTCTGATGATCTATTCCGTAGTTAGATATTATGTTGAAAAAGGAAAAGATACTTTAATCATCGTTCCAACTACATCACTTGTGGAACAAATGTATAAAGATTTTGCTGACTATGGATGGGACGTTGGATCCTATTGCCATAAAATTTATGGTGGTAGAGAAAGAGAAACTAAAAACCAAGTTATCATCACTACTTGGCAATCTATTTACAAACTTGAAAAGAAATATTTTGACAGATTTGAAGTTGTAGTCGGAGATGAGGCTCACCTATTTAAATCAAAATCCTTAGTCAGCATTATGACTAAATTATATGATGCCAAATATAGGTTTGGATTTACTGGAACTCTTGATGGTAGTCAAACTCACAAATGGATTTTAGAAGGTCTTTTCGGTCCATCATATTCAACTATCAAAACAAAAGAACTTATCAAAGAAAAACATTTATCTGATTTAGATGTAAAAATTATTGCTCTCAAACATAAACCAAGATTATTTGATAGCTATCAAGAAGAAATTCGTTATCTATGCGAAAGTCCACAAAGAAATAGATTTATTAAAAACTTAACGTTGGTTCAGAAAGGAAATACTTTGGTGTTGTTTACCCGAGTAGAAACTCATGGTGAACCATTATTTGATATGATAAATAATTCTGTCAAAGGCAATAGAAAAGTTTTCTTTGTCTATGGCGGCGTAGAAACAGAAGATAGAGAAGAGATTCGCAGAATTACTGAGGATGAAAAGGATGCAATTATTGTTGCATCATATGGAACATTCTCTACTGGAATCAATATTAAAAATTTGCATAATGTGATATTTGCATCACCTTCAAAATCAAGAGTAAGAAATCTTCAGTCAATTGGAAGGGTTCTTAGAAAAAGCGAAAATAAAACCAAAGCTACTCTCTTTGATATTGCAGATGATATAACTTTCAACAAGAGAAGAAACTATACTCTTAATCACCTAGTAGAAAGAATCAAAATATATAAAGAAGAAAAATTTAATTATGAAGTTATAAACGTCGCGTTGTCTCAATGAATTCAGATCTAGAAAGAGAATTCTATTGCACCTTAAAACTAGTCTCTGGTGAAGAAATTGTATCTCTAATAATGGTAGATGATACTGATGCCTTAGATCCTTTGATTATTTTACAAGAACCAATAGTAATACAATACAGTACTCAAGGTGCATTTTCTCAAATAAAATTAGAGCCTTGGTTAAAAACTACTGAAGAAGATATATTTTTTATTAGATTATCTAAAGTTATAACAATGACTGAGATTTATGATATAGATCTAATTAATTTGTATACAGATTTTAATGATCAAAAAAATGAGTTAAAAGAAGAAAGAGAAGAACCAGAAGATTTAATTGACAAATCTCAAGCAGAAAAAAAGATAAGTAAGAAGATGGGATTTTTAGGATCAATCAGTGACACTAAGAAATCTCTAGAGGAATTATTTAAAAAAGATATTAAAGATAATACTAAAGAGCTCTAATGACTTTTCATCCTGGACAAGCCAGATT